GTGTTGGTTGTGTTGGTTGTGTTGGTTGTGTTGGTTGTGTTGGTTGTGTTGGTTGTGTTGGTGTTACTTGAGGTGGTGATGTAGGATCAGGATTTAACAAGTCTGGGAAGTCCTGCTGCCCTCTATTACGCCACGCTATGCCCTCAGAACTTTGCCAATAAGGATCGCTTGGATTGTAATGTTTGCCATCATGTCCCCTGAGGCCGAAATCATCTACAATTAGACCCGACCCGTCGTCTATAGGAGTAAGACGATTACCAGAAGAAGGAACATCGTTTGGTCCTTCTAGTCTATGTTGGACTCCATTCCTAGTGACAATACGAGGCCAATGTTGTTTGGACAGCCCGAGACTACCATCCTGCATCTGCATCCCACCATTTGCAAACTTATTTTTTCTTAAAACCATTCCACCCTTAGCCATCTGTGAAGCACCAACTAAATATTGATTCATCTTTTTATGGGCAGTAGGATTATTTTTTAAAAAGTTTTTAAATTCTCTAGTATCATCAAAAGAACCAGTATAACCAATAGAATTAGCTATCCTTTGATCAACTCCGGGTTTAAATCTTAATGGCATTATTCACTTGCTCCTCTAGCACTTAACATTAAATCAAGCTTATCTTCTAATCGTCTTAGTGAAGTCATTATCCTATCTTGAGCATCCCGCATATCTTCTTTGGTAGAATACTCTTCTCGTGTTCTGGCTAATAGAATATCTATTCTTTTAATTTCCTGCTGCATTGCCCGGAATGCAAAAAACGCTGGAGCTATTACAAGAGTTAATAAAACATTCCAAAAAAGCATTGCAGTTATTTCCATAATATAAATATTCCTGTTACTAAAAATTTAAACACTATTATTAATTCAACGTAATGACATTCTCTATAAATTTATATTCTGAAAACGCACTAGCAAAATCAACGCTGTGTATTCTAGCTTCTATATTTCTTTGCCAGAACTTAATAAATTTATTTAACTTAGGATACTCTGGCACTATATCATATTGCTGAAATACAAACTCCTGAAGAACGTGGTCATAATCAGGAAGGTAATAAATCACCTTTACAGTAGTAAGATCATTTCTTATTAAATAACTCAAAGAGTGTCTGCACTTTATCTTCAAGTACTTTTACACGCACTAGTATCTCTGCTCTGAAGGCTATTGCTACCGCTCCTACCATAATTACTCCAGAGAGAATAGGCCATATATCTACTACTTGTTCCATTACGGTTTAAATATTTACCAAATTTTTGCAGCTATATTTTTAACACGATCCGGTGCATCGCTAACATCTGCATTCTTATTATAAATTACTGCGTCTGTTTTTTCTCTGGAGATTTCCATACCATCTCGTTTAATTACAAGAACATTCCTTGCAATAATTGTACCATCTGAAAATACATCACAACGATCCATTACTGTTGTTTCTGTTAAAGCCATTGTTTATTAACCCCCATGTGATTCAAGTCGTGCTGCTGTACGTTCATCAGCATAGGCAGCTTTAACCTCATCCGTATGTTCAACTTCCGCTATCTTTTTAACCATATCTGGAGCATTACTAACATCCTCGCCGGGAACAAAAATTTGTCTATTAATATATTTATGAGAAATTTCTACGCCATCTCTTTCGATAATAAGAGCGGTTCTTGCTTGTATTATTCCATTAGGGAGAACCTCGCATTTATCAATTTCTGTTTTTTCGATTAAAGCCATTGTTATATTCCTTTGGGTTATGCAGCTATATAAGTGATGTTGATAAATAATTCAAAGGCGGTATCAACATCGTCTTGATCAATGCCTTCATTAACGCCAGCATCTGATAGTTTTTCCAAAGCCATAACTGATACTCCAGCATCTACCCGACAATATGCCCCAACAATAGTTCCAGCGTGACCAGCGACATTAAGGTGGCCGATGGCAATATCAGCGTTAGCCGAAAGAGAAGCAGCCGTGAAGGGTATTGACACTTGTAAGCCACCACTAGGTGAACTCTCGCTAGTAATACCTAGTCGTCCTGAAAGATTAACTTTTCTACCAACCTTTGTGTACTGAAGAGTGGTATTGGTACCTAAACCATAACTCCCGCTGCTAGTGCATGTTACCGAAGCCGTATGGATACCTTCTTCATAATCATCCAAAAGATTAGCGGCTGTAGCAGATGTTACGCCTAGATATACACCCTTACCAGAAGTTTCAAAAACGATGTTTCCAGTTGAAATTTCAACATCGGTATTATTAATCTCCATGCGCTTGGTGCCGCCAGTCGTAAGACCTATAGCATTTGCACCCACTCGATACATTCCTGTATTGTTGTTTCCAATAAAAGTTATATTCGGAACCGCAGCCGTTGATGATGCTGAATGCAAAGTTTGCACTATGGAGGCTACGCCATCTGTAGGTTCAAGACGAAGACCCGTAACAGTACTACCATGAGTCATTACATCTATATTGATACGACCATCTTCTTGGCCGTCAGTCACATCAGCAGACAATCCTGTAATTGCGCCATACTCTACGATTTGAGAAGCAGAATTTTCACCATTAAATTGGATTTCACCCATTTCATCATAGTCTGCTGGGGATGCTGAATTTCTGTATAAATTAAGAATTGGACCGACACCGGCACCACCGTCTGAATTTGTTGCTGTGATATTTCCTACTACACTCGCACCAGTAGATGAAATAGTAAGTACTGTACTGGCACCGGAAGAGAGTTTCAACTCGCCAGTACCAGCATCATCAATATAACTATTAGAACCATCATGATAAATCTTCAAATCAGAACCAGTACCCCACATTGCTTTTGCATTGTCAGCAAACAGAATGTCATCTGTTCCTGTTGGGACTGTAAATACTGTTCCATCAGCATCGTTCTTTAGAGTAATATCTGAAGTCGAGCCTTGTCCTGTTAGTATTAATCCTTCCCCTGCTGTATACCCTATAGCTGCATTGTCTCCAGCAGATGTATCTCCATCAGCATTTAAAGTTCTAGCGGTTACATCACCAACAACATCAACATTTGTTGTGCCTGTAGCAATGGTAATTACATCTGCATCTGCATCATTCTTAATTGTTACATCATTTGTAGAACCCTGTCCCGTTAAGATCAATCCTTCTGCTGAAGTATAACCCATTGTTGCATGATCTCCAGCACCAGTATCACCAGATGCATTTACTTTTAATCCTGTAACTTCACCTGTTACATTAATATTACCACCAGAACTTAGTGTCATTTTTTCAGTTGCATCTTCACTCGCACCTGTCATAAAACTTAATTTTGTAGCATTATTTGTTGAACTAAAGTCTCCTTCTGATACTGCTTGAATTGCAGCTGCAATCAATATTGCATCTGAACCCGTTGATTCATCTGGTGCCTGAAAAGCAATCTTACCAAGTACATCATCGGCTTCCATATTGACTTCACCAGTTTGCAAAGTAAGAATTACAGGTTTACCATCTGGAGTTGCAGTATGTTTTAAATAAAGACCGGCATCACTTTGATGAGTAAGTTTTACATCTTGATCATCACCAAAATAAATTACCCCACTATCAGCAAGATATAGATCAGACCATTCAAGAGAAGCGGAACCTAATGTAACACCATCTGAAGCTGTTGGTGCAAGTGCAGTTCCCGCTACAAGAACATTAGCACCAGATGTTACAGTTAGATTTGTATCATCTCCTTCAATTTTCTCTCCTGAACCAAAAGTAATTCCTACATTAGTGGGAATAACCACATCAGCAGTAGCAGTAAGATTAATATTATTACCTGAAATTGTAAGGTCAGTACCATCACCCTCAATCTTTTCACCATCATTTCCGAAAGTAACCCCGATATCCGCTGGGATGTTAATGTCGCCACCACTCCCAACTGTGATTGAAAGGTCCGTGCCATCAGATTCGATTTTCTCTGTTGTAGCAAAAGTGACACCCACGCCACTAGGAATATTAACATCGGCAACAGCAGTGAGATTGATATTATTTCCCGAAATTGTAAGATCAGTTCCATCGCCTTCTATTTTCTCCCCGTCATTACCAAAGGTTACACCTACCCCACTGGGAATATTAACATCAGATGTAGCAGTTAAATTAATATCGGCACCAGAAGTTACAGTTAAATCTGTACTGTCTCCCTCAATCTTTTCACCAGTGCCAAATGTTATCCCAACATTAGCAGGAATAACTACATCAGCAACAGCCGTAAGATTAATATTATTACCAGAGATAGTAAGATCAGTGCCGTCTCCTTCAATCTTCTCTCCATCATTTCCGAAAGTAAGTCCTATATTTGCCGGAATATTAATATCTGCGCCAGATACTAGATATAAATCTGTGCCGTCGCCATAAATATATTCTCCACCTTCATCGTATAGATATAGTCTTTTTGAACTATCTAATACTACATCATCACTAAACTTAAAATGATCTTCATCTTCCATCCACGTAAGCAGACCATCACTAGCTGCTCCATCAAAGGTTACTGCAACATCTGTACTACCGGCTCCGATTGTAATTGCTGTTCCCAAAAGCTTCGTAACATTACCGCCTTCTGCAGCAGTACCATCATGCGAGTGTCCAGTAGACGCAGCAAATGCAGAGACAAGTTGTGTAAACTCATCATTAAAATCTGAAGCATTAATTACTTCACCAGTTACAATCTCTGTACTGCTTTGTCTTGTATAGGTTGCCCCCATTATCGTCGTCCTCCAACTGTAAATTCTAATTGATACGAATGTATAGTAAATGCATTATCTGAACTATTGTGGTTTACTTTTACTGCAATAAGAAAACCTGATCCTTCTATTGCCCGTCTAAAAATAGGCGCTCCACTTGAATCATATACAGCATTTCCATATGTAGAAGATGAACTACCATAAATTGCTATACCACCGGGGGAAGTTAAAGAAAAAAAAGTAGGTTGTGGAACATCCTTAGAATCAGAATCATATCTTATTCTTAACTGTGCTGATATTGTTCCTTCTACTTCATAATTCAAAATTACTCGCTGCATTAATTTACGAATACCCGTATCCCCAAGAGATAAATCGGGTGATCTATAAACGGCTACAACATTATTCCCATCAAATGTTTCCCCACTTTCTTGCCGTCTAACATAGCCATCGTAGCCACCCTCAATAATGTATTCAGTATTACTAATAAAACCAGAATCTGCAGAAGAAGGTTTTAAACCTTTAAGATCAGCAAATTCATAATTTAATCCTTGCTCAGTACGTTTAAGTGTAGCTAAAATACCCCTACTGTCTTCTGCTGCTTCTCCTGTTATAGGATAAAATAATCTATACTGACTTTTATTTCTTACAATAACAGAAGAAAGATTATCAAATTTTATATCTTGTATTCTTTTTTGTATAGATTTAGATACTGAACCTAATTCTATATCACCAATTCTTTCCGTAGCAGCAATAGTTCTTAATCCATCTGGTGATAAAAACAGTAAGTCACCACCAATTTCCTGAACCGAAAACCCATCAGCACAGCCCAATGTACGAGTTACCGGCGATACTTGCCAATCTGCTATGCTTGTTCCTCGTAATTGATAAATTTTATCCTTACCAAAAATAAATAAAGTATCACGAAAAACTTTTAATGCTACAATATTAGTATCTACTTTAATTGATCCAGCACCATTTGCTGCTGTAAAATCTGCTTCATTAAAAGGAGCAGAGAATACAATTTCTTGTGGGTTTGTA